TCAACAGCGCTGAACCCTCCAGTGATCGTGGGCTGATTGTAATATCCACAGATTCAGCTGGATTACCCAATGTCCCTAATGCTTCCACGATTGGAGGAACACCTGAGTGGCAGCGTTATATCTGGCTCCGTATTAGTCCAACCTATGTCACTGCCTATGTATGGAATCCCGGCGGTGCTACTGATGATACTTACTTAAACTGGATTACTATCTCTCAAGCTTCTATTGGCCCCAGTTCAATCCAAGGTTATCAGATTGCTGGTAACACTATCACTGCTGGTAATATCAGCACTGTTAGTTCTGGCTCTATCCAAGGTAACATTCCTGCTGGATGGCTTGCTAGTCTTAATGCTTATGCAACTGCTTATGCTACACATGGGGTGCTGAATGATAACTCGCCTATCTTTGGTGTTCTTAATGGCGCCGGAAGCACAGTAGCTAATCCAGTATTTGGTGCTGCTGTAATCCCACAGACTGCTTTTACTGCACAAACCATTGCTGGTAATGCTACTGCTGTTACTTCACCTATTGTTGACAACTCTATTGTTTCTCGTCAGTTGGCTAACAGTGGTGCTGCTGCTTCTTCTACGCCACTGACTACCGCTGCTGTTGACCCTGCTAACAACATCATCTTGCCAACCAAATCACAAGTTGGCATTCCTGTGTTTAATAATATAAATCAAAACATTGCTGTTGGTGATGTGCTTGGTGTTGCATATGGCAAGCAAGGTCTTACAACCATCAACTATAGTATCTTAGCTATTGGTAATCCTGCTACGCCAGTGCTTAATCAATCTGTTATAGCAGCTGCTGGTGGATTGACTATTGCATATCAGAATGCTAACAGCACATACTTTGGTCGCTCTATACAGAAGGTGTTTGGAACTGTTTATACAACAGGTGTTAACTGCACTGCTTCTGGTTCATACAGTATTTCCGATAATGTTGCTGGGTTTAATAGTGCTACGCCTGTTACTACGGGTATTGCTGTTACTATTACACCCACACAAGGAGTCAATGGTTCAAAGATTATCATAGAGGGTAATGTTCCAACCTTCAATACTACGTCAGGATATGTTTGGCTTGGTCTCTACGATTCAGTTGCTGCTGCTTTTGTAGCATGGGCTAGAGTTGGAGTTGCCAGTTCAGTCTCTCAAGCACTTACAGCATCTATACGTTTTGTAACTGCTGCTTTGTCAGTCAATACTACTAGAACCTATACTGTATTTGCAGCTACTACTAGTGGCCAGACTACTGGTGGAACAAACCCCCACTCAGAAGGTGGTATGTTAATCGCCGAAGAATACCTCTAACATATGCCTCTCTCTTATATCTTGTCACAGGCTGGTAGCAAGATGGGTCTTAACCCGAATGCTACCAGCAGTCGAGCCACACTCTTGAGATTTGTCAATGAAGCAGCTCAAGAGTTGTATGACCAGTCAGACCCTACTGGTTCATTGATGGAACAAGTATTCAAAGTCAATGGCGACCAAACTATCTCCTGCCCTGCTTATGTAGGTCAAATCCGCGCGGTGAGAGAAGTGGACAGTCAGATTACTTGGTCTATCAGTAAGATGCGTCCTCGTTATAACCAGTTCAACTGGGCTGATAGCTGGCGTAATCTAAGGTTGAAGAATGTTCAAGCTTTGATGTCTACTGTCACCAATGCTTCTGTTGGCGTGTTGACTGTTCCTGTTGTAGAGAACCCTCCCATCTCAGTAACTGTCACTGGCCCGACTACTACTGCTACGTCTGTATCTGAGACTATTGTGATGACTCAGACAACGATACAGACTACTAATAGCTACATTGACTATACGTCAGTTAAGAAGAATACGGTTAATGGGTATGACATCACTCTGTCAGACGTGGATGGCAAAGTTCTAACTGTAATCCCTAACAACCAACTCAATGCTCAATATCAAATCATTGATGTGTCCATGTGCCCTTGGCTTGCTGTTAGCACCAATGTGCTAGAACACTATGTTGAGATTCTCTATAAAGTAGCTCTTAACTGGTTGTCTAATGACACTGATGAATTCGTGTTTGGTCAGAAGTATGATAACATTATTGTCAACAAGGTGATACAATTGTGGTATGAAGAACAAGGTAAACCAGAGTTAGCTATAGCCTTTGACACTAAAGCTACACGCTCATTAGCTCGCAAACATGAAGACCAGAATAGAGCTACTGAAGACATGATTGCTACAGTTGCCAACCCACACGATGTTCTCTTGCCAAGGGTAAGAGCTGGTAGAAAGAAATACTATCGTGGGTATGGTTCAAGAGGATATGGTTACTAATCATCTGACCTATGTCTGAAATAGTCACACAGAAGGGTAGTGAGTATAACCAAGCCTCCTTTATTGGGGGCATGAATCTCCTACTTGATGATACTCGCCTACAAACCAATCAATATAAAATTGGCTTCGACCTCACCAATCGTTATGACGTGCTAGACCCAGTGTTAGCATCAGTGCAAGATATACGATTACCTTCTGGTATAGTGCAAGAGGTTGTGACCTTTGGTAACTATTTGATTGCCTTTGTATCTGGATATGCTTATTATCGTTATTATACTGACATAGTATGGACTCGAATTGGTGACTTCTTAATGGACAAGGTAGCACCGCGTTATTGGACTATTGCAATACCAGTAGCTACTACTAATTATGTCCGTCTTGCTGCATTAGCAGTAGCTCCGGCTACTACCACGTTGACAAGCCCTAATGCGCCAATACAAACACTAAATGTAGCTGGGGCAGCAGCAGGCAACTTACCGGGATTGTTAGTGCAAGACAACATTAACCAACCACGATTTATCTTTATTGATGTTAATGGAATACCTGCTGTCCGAGTTACACAGACATATGACCAATGGAGTATTTCTTACACTGATGATACTAACGTAACAGTTGCTCCTAACGGTGACCTAAGGGAATATGTTCCTGTAGGTAACTGTATGGCGTGGTCAAACGGTATTCTCTACATTGTATCACAAGACTTCAATACTATCAACCGTTCTGTCAATGGTCGCCCTCTTGATTTTGTTATTAATGTAGTTAACACTCTTGCCACTAACGCTCCCTATACACAAATACCCGGTGGTGATGCTACAACTACTAACTACTCTGTTGGTGTTGGTGGTATAACTTGCATAAGGTCATTAAGCACCGGTGGTATATTTGTCTCGGCGAGCGGAGCGAACTTCGCTGTCACACTCAACCAAACTCCTAATGCACCGACTATCTTTGGTGAGTATACATTCAACAGAGCATTCCTCTTCAACTCTGTCTGTCTGTCTGACAGAGTAATCTTTGATACAGTTGGTGACACAAGGTTTATCGAACTAACTGGCGTTAGGTCATTCAATGCAATTCAACAAGTTCAAAACGAAGGAAAGAACTCTCCCTTTACGTCTAACATTCAAGGTATCTTTGGGCCTGACACTAACCCTATAGTGCAAGACTTTACCGCTACTGCAGCTATCTTCTACAACAACTATGAGTTATATGCTATCAATACTATCTTAGGCCCGTGTATTGCTAAGTATGATACCATCAATAATTGTTGGGTATCATTTGATTTTCAACAAACTGATGGCAAAGCTATCAAGATATTTACAAAGATTGAATTGTCAATCAATCGTCTGTATGCTGTCACTACTGACAACCAACTCTATGCACTCTATCTTGGCCCTGAGGTTACTGCACCTAGCTTTAGGTCTATTGGTATCTGCTCTTCTATACTATGGGCTGGTAGCACTATCAAAATGGCTCATCCTAAATTAGAGTTAAAATGTGATAAAATAAGAGCTATCATCAACAAGATTACACAAGACTCTACTGCTACTCTTGACCTATATTGTAACAATAGACAGGTTAAAGAGGGGCCTAGTGTTAAGAATATAACTTACGAGGTAGCACCTAACCCCTCCAAAGACCTCCTTGCTTTACCAGATGTTGGTTCTCAATTGATGAATCTCTTATGGTCTACACCTGACTCAGAACAAGGCTGGAAGTATTTTGCTAACTTCACTTGGTCTAATGGTTCATTTACTCAGTTCTCTTTTGAGTTGCAAGAACTCACGCCACAGAATCCAGAGTATACTCAAGGGCTTGTGCAATGAAGACTATAGGTGACTTGCTAGACTTCGTGATGCTCAACAGAGGAACTACAACCTTTATGGGCTTCACAGAAGAAAGAATAGCTGCCATGTTAAAAGAGGGTGTTGAGGAGAATACCTTATTCTATGCGCTCGATAACAATGGTAAGATATGCGGCATGATTCTTGCTGTAAAAGATGAGAAGCATGGTATCTTGTTTGTTACAGAGAATCTAGCAATGAACATGAACAATTTGAAAGCATTCGCAAAGAAAGCTCATGCTACATGGCCTCACCTGTCTTTACAAGCTATACGTCATGGGTCACATAGGATATTTAATACTGGTAAACTGTATCACAAACTAATCACTTAATTATGTCAGGCTCATCTAATTCCGGTTCTACAAACCCTCAAGCCACTCCTGCGCAGATGGCAGCGATATACAATCAGTATCTGCCACAAGCTCTTGCAACTACTACAGGACAAGCACCTTTGGTAGCTAATACTTTAGCTGGTTCTGCTGCTGGTGCTAACCCAATCTATACAGCGTCAGGAGCACAACAGCTGGGGACTTATGCTCCTGACTATGCCCAAGCTGGTAATAACTTGGCACAACAGCAAGCTTTTGGTCAAGCACAACTATTAGGAGGTAATGGTGCTGTTACTGCACTAGAAGGTGCTGGTCTTAACAATCTTCTTAACCCTGCACAAGCTGCTGCCAATAATCAGTCTGTCAATCTGTTGAACTCTGTCAACATGAACGGACTGAGCCCCGGTGAGTATAACGCTACAGAGCGGTCACTCAACAATGCTAACCAGTCAACTGGTAATTTGGGGGTCCAGAATGGAACTAATACTATCAATAATGCCATGAACTTTGGTGGTGCGTTCAATAACAAAATAGGTATCCTTGGTTCTGCTCTTGGTGCTGCAAATCAAACTGCTGCTAACCAGACTAGTAGTATTAACCCTACCAATGTGGCTCTTGGCGCTGGCAATACAACTGGTAACTTTGGCTTACAGCAATACAATCCTACACAAGCTAATTCTAACCTTACTGCTCCTCTGTCATTCGGCTCCTCCTTTGGCAATCAGATAGCTGGTGTTGCTGGTGCTAGTAAAGGGACAACTGCTGGTGCTAGTGGTGGTTGTTTCCTTACTACTGCTTGCTGTGAGTATAAAGGATTGCCTGATAACTGTGAAGAACTCCAGACTCTCAGAGAGTTCCGTGACACATATGTTCCCGAGTTCT